CGAAAAGTCCCTCACGAAAGTGTGATGCGCACCTGAGAGTGCGCACGCATAGGCGCAACGCCCTGGCATGAGCTGTGTAAACCGAACCACAGGCACACGCCGAGGCGGCTTCCGAGCCCGATCACGGGCCCGGAAGAAAGTGGAATTCAGAGAAAAGAATGAGGCGGAAACCATAGTCTTCCCCGGTGACAGGCGTAGGCCAACCGAGGAAACAAACCGCGCCCAGCGTTCATACTCCTCCCTGCTTGCACGAAACACGATGTCGTCCCCGTTGATCTTCACCGGCGTCGCCGCCGAGAAGATCCACCGGAACGCAGCGTAATTCTGCAGGCATAGGAGAGGAAAGCACAAGAGGCTACCCATCAGCTGCCGTGTTGCCCTCGCCTTGACGCCGTCGGGATACGCAATCTCGACCCTAAGGTAGCGCAGGGCCAACTGCCAGACAGATTGAGGGATGTGGCGAGATTGCCTCGCCGCCACCCGCAAAATCCACTCCGCAGTACTCACCGGCAGGTGATCAGTAGCCGACTCATAGTCGCCGGACACGAACACTTCCCCCCTCACTCTTCCGAACTCCTTAAAGGAAGAAGGCTTGGCTTCGCCACGAAGAAGCCACTCCTGGGTGGAGATATGATCATAGAGAACCTTGTGGAGAGGCTTCAAGACCTGAGCGGTCTCGTCCATCACGGTCACGCAGCGCTGTTTCCCGTCGCACTGCGCAACCATGAAGTCAACAGTGATGTCAACATCACCAACCTCTCCCAACGCCCTCCACGCCTCGACCTCACGATCGGGGCCCACAGATCTCCACCCTCCCACCGCTCGCTTAGCACCACGCACTGACGAAAGCGTAGGCACGTTGTTATGAACGCAACCAACGTACTTACGGTCCCACCCCACGGGAAAAACCTCGGTCATAAGACCGCAAACGTGGGGAACATAGCCTGGAGGCAGCTCAATCTCAGGAGCTGTCACCATCGCTCGATGGGACTCGGCAGTGGGTACCGACACGACCGGGAGAGCCTTCCTCCAAAGGAAGAGCGAACCAGCTAGTGTCAACCTGGAGACCGCTGGCAGTCTCCGGGTGGGTGCGGACCACGGATGGTCCCGGCCTTCAAGGAGGGCCGTAGAAAACTCCTTGTCTCGCTTCAGTTGAGCGGCCAGATCGTGCGGCGCGTCTTCGAGAGGAACCGGCAGGTTGACACCAAAGTGACCTCCCACCACCTCTGAAAACCGTCGCAAAGACGATAAGGCCCGTTCGCGGGAACGAGAAGCACCGGAAAACGCGGAGCGATTAACTTCCGATGCACCCATATCAACCATTAGTGCGAAACAAAAC